TTGAACTTCTAAAGATATATCAGTAACAAGTTTTGGTCTGCTTGTAGGAAGAGGAAATAATAAATTATTATTTTGCCCTTCATAAATTGGAGTCTGTCCACGAATTTGACCTACGTTAGCATAGTCATTTGTTGAACCACCAATTGATTTTACATTACGGAATGATTTACCACTATTCATTTTTACATCAAAAAGATAATACTTAAATTGAGCACCATCTTCTTGAATATATCTAGTTCTTGCTGTACCAATTGTAGTACCTAAATGATTCACTGAATCTTTTAAGTTACGAACTTGGAAAGCACTCATGTTTGGAAGTGTTTTAAGACTTCTTCGAATACTTGGTGTATTCGTAGAATCTGCAAGAAGTACATAGTTACCATATGATGCAGCAACAACTTCATTATTCGCTAGCTGCGACGTTTGAGCTTTAGGTATAGTAATAACTCTAGGTATATTACTCGATGCTCTATATCCATTTACATAAGAAACACCAGGTGATATATCTAAATCGATTTTAGTAGCATCAGAATCGTTTTCATCGATTTTAACTCTGAATTGTTTAGCTGTAAAGTCTCCATTGATCTCAGCTGTTCTTTGAGCCAGAGCATCAGCAATCTTTGCATATGAGTTAAAACCTGTAACACCTTCTGTAACTTTACCTTTTGTAATATTGGCAACAAATACAAAGTTTTGACCTTCAGTAATCTCTGTTTGATTTATAAGTTCCAATCTAATTCTATATCTGTCTGCGCCAGGAGCAGCTTTATTTGGGAGTGCACCTTGATTATCATAAAGAGCTTCAGCGTCTGCAGCTCTTACGATATCTTGTACAACTTTAAATCCAATAGTGGCCGTAGGGTTCTTATTATATTTGTCAAGAATTATTGATTGTCTATTAAAGCTTACAAAGTGACCTTGAACAAAGAAGCTTCCACTTTCAACCGATGCTCTACATCCTAAGCCAGCAGCTGGATTTGCAACAGTATTTGTTGTTTGAATAGTAAGTGTAGTAGATCCATCACTAATATCAGTTCCAGGCGAGAATTTAATTGGTGTTGTACCTGAACTTGCTCCTGAAGTTTTAGTATATCTTAAATATAAAGTAGCTGGCTCAGTAGCAGTTGCTGGAATAGCTTCCAAAACTTTTGCTTTTATTTTAGCAGGAACATTTCCATCTGAAAATTCGTTACCGACTAATGAAGTGAAGTTAGTTGGAAAAGCATTTACTGCAGTATTAAGTTTTACAAATTCGTAAGCAGCATTTACTGTAACGTTTCCGGGTTGGACGGCAGCACCTTCTTTGAAGACGTTACTACCAAATCTTTCCATCTCTTTTTGAATAATCGTTTGCATTTGCGTAAGTTCACGTGCCTGCAATGCTCTTCCTGAATTAAAGAGAACTCTATAATAGTTATCACTATCTTTAAAATCGTCTTTGTACGTGTCTGGAAAGACTTTTTGAGTAAAATCTATGGTCATTTATTTGCTACCTTAAAGTTGAATCACGACTTTGATGTCTTCGGTTTGTTCTATAGATCTTTCAATAGGCGATCTATTATCAATATATAGGACATCACCCGTAAACTTATTTACTGTCGCCGGCCGATATGCTAATGCATCAGCATCTACACCTGCCGCTTCAATAATCCCGTCACCGTTACCGTTTAGTTCTCCTAAAGCTTCACCTTCTTGGAATAATCCAAAACCAGTTGCTTCAGATTGATGGAAATATACTAAAGAAGAATCAATGTAATCTACATATGCTTTTGCACTTGATGATGTACCTTGAATCGTTCTGTCAATCGTAAATGCTGTTGATATTGTTGAGAGTTTTAAGAAAGGCATAGCATTTCCAGCGTCAGCAACAAAATCAGAATCATACGATGTTATTTGTTTTTTAGGATTCTTAATTAACATTGTTTGTCTGAAATCATTTCCAATTGGAAACTGTCCAGATTCAGTACCTGCTATTTTAGAGTTAAACATTAATGCAAAAGACTTTAAGTCTTTTCTTGCATCAGCACCTAATCCAGAATCGACTGAAATAATTGCCCGAGCTGAAGCTCCAGCTCCACCCCCACCAGACATACTGATAGCGGCATTTCCATAACCTACACCTTGAGATAATCCAGTTCCTGAATCATTCATTTCAATTTTAATAACTGTTCCGCTAGAAACAAAAGCTGTTGCAGCTGCTGCTTTGCCAGTATTATTTCCTACAATTGTAACTGTAGGAGCTGAAGTATATCCAGTCCCTCCAGTTATCATTGAAATTCCTAGAATTTCTCCTGGTTTAGCAGCACTTTGAATATTAGCTTGTTGAACTTCAATAGCAGATAGTCCAGCTGCACCAGCCGAATCGTCCACTTTTGCAACTGGTATGAAATTAGCTGAAGTAAACTGTGTACCTTGAAGAGCTCCAACAGTATATAAGTATTTCCAAACATATCCATCAGCTGTTTTAAATGTATTAAGTGCAGAACCATTAGGCTTTACTGTAGATGTTTGTGCCACTCCTGTAGCATTTTTACTTTGTTGAATACACATGTAGACTGAGTTTTCATCAGTCATAACATAATAAGCATTTGTTGGATAACCTACCTGAGAATCATCGTATGCAGAATACACACTACCAGAAGACCAGTTATATCTTGGTACAACAAAAGAAATTTGCTCAGCAGTTTTAAAAGCTTGAATTCCGTTTCGTGCTTTTCTTATTTCACGTGATGTGTTTATTGGAGTGGGTGGAGCATCGGCTGAATCCCATGCTTCAGATCTTCCAATAGCAATATAATATTGCTCAGCTGAATCTTTGACATCATTATACAAATTGTTAATGAGTTGTCTTTTTAGAGTGTCTGTAATAATTGATGTCATTTAAAATTTCCTATGCTATTACGGCGCCATAGTGGCCAGTTATATACCAATTTGATCCATCCCATATTAGGCTAGCTCCATCAAATTGACTGAGCGCGATTGTAGTGCCTTGAGCAAAATTATCAGGAGTTATTGTAGCTAAACCTGCTCCTTTGTTAGTAAACACTTTCGTTTCTCCAACAACAGTTCCATCATTAAGACCAACACCTATTGCTGTTCCTGAATTACATATTATATATCCTGCAGTTTCAGATGCATCTGCAGCACTCGTTTGAGTGTTAGCTAATACAGATATTTTATTAACTTTAACAGAACCTTTTGCTTGGCCTCTAATGTCTATAGTAACGTTAGTGTCTGATCCTGTTGCAATAATAGATGGGTTAGATCCTGTTGCAGCATTAGTGAGTTTTACATCATTAACTGCAGAAGCTGTTGAAACAATCTCTAATAATCCAGCTCCGTTTACATCAGAAATTGTACCTGATAGAATAGGATTATTAACAGTTGCTGAATCTAATGTCTTGTTTTTTAAGACTGCTGCTGTAGTATTAAACACTATAGCATCTGAGTCAGCTAATATTGGAATATTAATATTCCTATCAGCAACAATAGCTCCAGGTTTGACTACATACTGAAATGTATTAGCAACATTATTAATTTGTGGTGTTATTAAAACTGGTGATGTTATTGTTTTATTAATAATAGTTTGAGTAGCAGAATCTAAAATAACTGATCCGCTTGCATTAGGTAAACTAATATTTCTATCAGCAGTAGGATTAATAGCTTTTAACGTCGTTTCATTATTGTCTGCAATTGTACCTTCGAACACAAGTCCATCAGCAGCAACAGCAATCTGTCCGCTTAAATTATTAGAGTCTCCGCCAAGTTTCTGGTATAGCTCTACAAAATTATTGTTTATTTTAGTACCAGCACCACGAAGAGTATCACCTGTTCCGTCGTTTGCCGCTGAGCCTAATCCTATATTATTACGTGCCATCATGTATCCTTTAGAAATCTAGTTCTATTTATAACTATTTTTAATTAATTGAGTCATTATAATCTTCAAATCTTTCAAAATCCATAGTTTCTACAGCATTACTCAATCTAATAACTCCAGGAACTCTTCCTGAATCTTCGTCAAATGTTGGTGAGTTAACATCTAACACACCATCTGCACCCGGAGCAATAGTTCCATATGATGCAATCAATTCGGCGATAGGCATAGTTGCATACTTACTAATATTAACTAGTCTTGTATGTGATTGAAAATTATCTGAATCTATACCGTCTGCCACTCTGCCTGTAATCTCATGAGATGCTGTTCCAAATATATATGTTGCTGAATTTTCCACTGTGACTTTACTAACTTCACTTGAATCCAAAAGAACAACATTCGGCATTGTTCCAATACCAAATAGATTTTCTGAAGGAGTTAATTCCAACACAACTTCGCCACCAATAAAGAATCCAGCTGGATGTACAAATTGTCGATATAATTCTTTCCATCTAACAATAGGAATTGAAGACCTAATCAATATTGAAAAGATTTGATATAGCTGTGCATTCTGAAGAAAGTGAAGAGATTCTGCACCAATCTTTGATTCGGCTTGATTTAAAATAAACATGTTTACTTTAGGAAAATCAATTTGAACAGTCTCATTAAAGAAAGCTCTAAAGAAACCTTCGGCTGAATATCTTGAACCTTTAACTCTATAGAAGTTAGCAAACATACGAAGAGCTTCACGAGGATTTAAGAAATAATCTTTTGATGCTCCTCCAGCAATCTCTTTAAATATTTGATCTAACTGATTAGCTGTTGCAGCTTCAATATCTCTAATGCTATAAAGATCTTTGATAATATCAACAGATTCTGTTCCATCAGTAAATTCATAATACCCTTCTAAAAACGCAATTAAGTTAGGATAATCTCTCTGAAAATATTCAGGCAAAACTTCTTTAACTAAATTATCATGAAGACTTAAGTCTCTTCTATTAAATGATTGAAGGGTTTCCATTATAACGCCACATTAATTGTTTGTCTATCAACTAAACCTGAAGCAAACGATGCATCATCATCAAGAGATATTACAAAATTTCTTAATGGTTTGATTACGTTTTCGTTTGATGGTGTAGCTGATATCTTAATAAAAGTTTGACCAGAAGTAATTGATGAAGGACTGAATCCAATCAATTCAATTTTTCCTGTTTGCGGAATGTATTGACCAACATTATCAACTAGAACATTATTAAGAGTATCTGTAACTTGTAATTTAGTTGAACTTAATTTATTCTTAATCAAAGCTACTTTACCGTTGAGTGTAAATGTTGATGATGTTATAACTCTATTTATGTCATCTGCTGGAGCTAACGCAATAGGGAAATTAATCTCATACGATATTGAGTTATTAAGAGTTGGTTCAAATCTTTGTTGGACTTTAACAGTAGCATTTGAAGAAATGATAGCATCTGATATTCCATCAATTTTTGTTAATAGAGCAGATTTTCTAAATGTCTTTCCAAATAATCCAAGATTATCAGCAAAGAAAGTTTTGACTTCCGCAGAGGCAGCCGATTCAGTCGATTGTAATGTTACACTTGTTAAATTAGGATCAAACGAAAATTCAACGATAACTTCTACAAAAGTATCTACCGGTTCTACGAAAATCGTTCCTATTGAAAGTACAGACAAATAATCTGTAATGTTACTTACTATGTTATTCTTTGTTGTTGTCTTTTCAGCGTCTGTCGTACCTGTAGCAAATTTTAATCCTACATAAACATTACCATAGTTTGCTGGGACATTATCTTCTCCACCCCAAGCAATTGCATCTGCAATATTTGAAAAGTTTTTAAGTATAATAGCTTTATAATCTTCAGCTGTAACTAATCTTTGTTGTGAAGCATATGCGATAGGAGCATTTTGTCTAATACTTTCGACTGTTTGTCTTACTGCTCCACCTGCTGCAGGAGCAGTAGTAACAACAGTGAGATCATAATCAGAGGCACCAATTGAAATTTGAGAAGATGGTGTAAATACTTTTCCGCCGTTCGCTTCTATTCCAACAGTTGATAGATACTGAATTTGTATAACGCTGCCAGTTGCAGGAGAGATACCAAAGGAAACACCATCACCAAAGTTCAATTCATAGAACCCGTTCGGAGTTTCTGTAATTTGATAAAACTGAGATGTTGCACTAACTCTAACAGCTCCTGAAAGAGGTGTGTATGAAGCAAAGCTTTCAGTAGATGGATTAGCAAATACTTTAACAGTAGCTGTTGCAGTATCAATTGTTTTATCTGGTATGATATACAACTGGCGTTCTGTTTGTTCACCAACATAAAAAGTCTTAGTTTTCAATACACCTTCATAGACTAAAATACTATTTGAACCTAGCGAATTGAGAAATACATATTTTCCAGTTCCATCATCAGTTGCACTTAATGCTTCAAGAGTTCTAAACGTATATGTTACATTATTTACAGAAGAAGTAAAAGATGTAAGAGCAGGAAGTGTATAATTTACTGACCTACTAGCAACTCCAGATAAATTTAAAGATATATTAAGAGTAGCATGTGAAGCACTAATAGATCTAGGTTCATACCCTAAAGATATTGCATGAGACACAACTGAACTTCTTAATTGAGCAGTATTTAAATAAGATTCATTAAGAGCAAAGTTTGCAACTAACGCGTTGTAATGAGTATTATAAGCTAACACATCAAGTATATTATTTAAGCCAGAAGCTTCAAAATCGTA